TGGGCCCCCGTGGTGATCAAAGGCCACGACATCCGCATGGATGCGCCGGCCAAGGTGGTGGATTTCCGGCGGGCGGCAGGGGGTGACGAATGAGCTCCAACTGGAAGGGCTGGTCCAGTCGGGAGGATCTTCCTCCTGATCTGCGTGCCGTGATCCGCCAAGGGGAACTCGTCCCCATGCTGGACCCCCGGGAGGCCGCGACCATGCAGCGGACGGTCCTAGAGACCTTCGCGGAAGTAGTGGACACCTTTCTTGAGGAGGCGCAATTGCGCTGGACGATAGACCACCTGCATCGTTCCCGCCCCAACATGCCCATGGAGGCCGTTTTCATGGCCATCAGCCTGGAGGATTCCGTGAGTGTGCCGAGGTTGCGAACGATCTGGTACACCGACCGCCGCAAGGCCCGGTTGAAGGAGATTCTTCGCGAGAAACTCAAAGGGGCTCAGGCATGATCGCGCTCACGTGGGAAACGAAGGCCCTTCTCGCCAAACTGGAAGCGATCCGGGTGAAGGGAGTGAAATACGCCCTCTCCATGGCGATGACCTGGACCGCCAAAGATGCGAGCGCCGCCTTTGCGAAAGAGATCCTGCAGAAGGTGGATCGCCCGACGCCCATGACCCAGCGGGCCTCGCGGTTCAAGGCGGCAACCACCGACCGGACGGAATATGACGTGTTCGTTCAGGATGAAGCCAGCAAGGGCAACCCACCGAGCAAATATCTAAAGGCCATGGTGCAGGGTGGCTACCGCGCGAACAAACGGGCTGAGAATCTGCTGCGTGCCAAGAACATCCTGCCCGGCGGGTGGCAGATCGAACCCGGACAAGATGCGCCGCTGGACCAATACGGCAACCTGAAGGGCGGGGGGGCGAAATACGTGCAGATCCTCTCCGCCCTGCAGGCCTTCAGGGAGACCGGACACACGATGAATCGCACGGCCGCCAGCACCAAGCGGAACGCGAAGACCCAGCGGGATTACTTCGTGCTCTACAGCATCAAGACGAAGACGCCCTTGGGGGTCTATACCCGCAAAGGCAAGCGCGGCATCGCCCAGATCTTGAAATTCACACCCAAGCGGGCGAAGTATGCGCAGAGCCTGCATTTCAGGGAAACCATTCAGCGCACCTTCACGGCCTTCTTTGAGGGGTATTTCCGGAAGGGCCTCCAGATCATGCTCGAGAAGGTGAAGTCGTGGTAGCGAGCTATCGAATCGGCGATATCACCATGATCCCGCGTGGTGGCCGCTGGCATTGCCGATTCCAGATCGGGAAGAAGCGCATTCCTCGCACCACCCGCGAACCACTCAAGAACACGGCGAAGGCCGAGACTCGAGCCAGGGAGATCTATCAGGCGGCGCTGGCACGATCGCAGGGAAAGGAGCCATGCCCCACGCTACAGGACGCCTTCCGACTCTGGTGCGAACACCCCATGCATATCCTCCAGAAGAGCACCAGCCATGTCGAGAACATCGAGCGTTATGGTCGGTTGCACTTGGGCGCGTTGGCTGATCTCCGACTCTACGAACTCACGGACGCAGCTGTCGAGGACGAGCTCGGCCGTTTTCTACAGACCCATGCTGTGAGCACGGGGAACCAATGGCTCACCTATATCCGAATCGTCTGCCGGTGGGGTATCAAGCGGAAGATGATCAACGCCATGCCCTTCGATGTCCCCGAAGCGAAGGTCAAGGAAAAACCCAAGATCCTCATCCCCACCTCGAAAGCCTGTGATTGGCTGGATGAAGTGGAGGCGCTCACAGAGGGTGAACCGGCCATCGGGATGGTGCTCACGCTGGAGATCGGGCTGGGCCTGCGCGGCGTCGAGGCGCGAGAGGCGCGATGGGAATGGCTGGATTTGGAGCGAGGATATTATGTGCCGATGACCAAGGGAGGCGAGGCCTGGCCCCGTCCCGTTCCACCCTGGCTCTTAGATGTGCTGGCACCAGCTGCGAAGCCGAGCGGATGGATGATCCCGGCGGCCAATGGAAAACCCGTGGGCTACGGCAGGAGCAACCGGGTCTTCCATCTGGCTTGCGAAGCCATTGGCCTACCCAAGATGGTGCCGCATCGGTTGCGGGCGACCTATGCCACATGGCTGTTGGAGTCCGGGCACGCCACGATCAAGGAAATTCAGGTCGCGCTGGGGCACAAGGACATCAGGACCACAGCGATCTACTTGGGCTGTGACCTGGGCCGGATCGCCCAAGGCCAGCGCACCATGGCCGACAAGACCGGGCTGGGACGCAGGAAGGCGGGGGCCCGATGGCTGGAGCAGAACCGGCAGCAAGCGTCTCAAGAACCAGGGCTCAAATGTGGCTCAGAGGAGGGCTGAGACATGCGTGGATACCCAGTCGTGAAATTATCCGGGGTAGTGCTGCGCAGAAAATATGCAGCGCGTGCATATTCACGAAATAGGCAGGTGTCGTGATGCGTCACACTCACAACTCAACGGGATGCACAAGTTGCCGCATATCAACTCATATGAGTAAAAATGAAATTCATATGAGCGTTCGTGGGTCCTTCCCGGGGGGGTGGGCCTCGCGGGTAATTCGAACCCCGCAGGCGGGTGAATGTGATCATATTTTAGTCACTTTAGAATTGAGTTCGGGAAATGATTAACAATTCAACACTCAAGGAGGTGGCGGAGTTCTTTGGGGTCACCGAAGTCAGCATCCGTAATTGGATGCGGGAAGACCCCCCCATGCCCTCGAGCGGATCGGGTCGAGGGCTCCGCTTCAACCTTCGGGACTGTTTTATGTGGTGGCGCACACGGGAATTCAAGGTTTACGAACGGGGCCTCGATCGGCGGGTGCCGGCTCTGGCCGAAAGCGAAGCACGGGATGCGGCGGCGACCGCCGCCCTGCGGGAATTCAAGCTCGCCGAGGCGAAGAAAACCCTGGTTGCCATCCCGGATGCAGAGGCGCGGCTTTCGAAATACATCACCCAATGCGCCACACAGCTGCGCGCCATCAAGAACCGGGTGCGTTCCAAGTACGGCGAAGAGCCGGCCGAGTTCGTCTCGGCGCTGATCGATCGTGCCATGCAAGACCTGGCCAACGGTGGTCGGGTGAAGGGCGGTGCGGCGTGACCATCTTGACCGAGGACTTTCGAACCCACCCAGAGGGATATCTCGCCCTTGAGGCAATGATCCTTCGAGCCAGTTCTCACTGGGCTCCTCCTCCGGCCACCCTGCCGAGCGAGTGGTGTCGGACGAACATGTGGGTATCCATGGGCTCACGGAAAGGCTTCCTGGTTCCGGATCCCTACCAGATCGAGATCATGGACGCCGTGGCGCGCCCAGGCGTCAAGAAGGTCACCTTCTGCAAGCCGGTGCAGATCGGGTACACCACCATCCTGCTCGCCATCCTCGGCTGGGCCATGGACCTGCACGGCCACCAGGTGCTGATGGTCCAGCCCAACCAGGAAACAGCGAAGAAGTTTATGAAGGATCGGGGGGAGCACCTCATCGACTACGCGCCAGGCTTGGCCTCCCGGCTCGTCAAGCACAGCAACTCCAGTTCCGGTTCCACGGTCCGCGACAAGTATTTCTCGAACGGCGCCGGCGTCTTTGTCGCTTCGGCTAAGGCGGACAAGGAACTCCGCATGTTTTCCTCCAGCCTGATCCTGCTAGACGAGCGGAGTACCTACGAGGTCTCCATCGGCTCCCAGGGCGATCCGGCGAAGATCGCCGAGGCGCGCGGTGAGGTCTTCCAGGATCTGGTGGTGTTCCAGGGGTCCACCCTCGTGCACTCCCGCGGCCGGGATCCCATCGAACTGGACTACTTGGAGAGCTCCCAGGCGAAGTACCACATTCCTTGCCCCTTCTGCAACGGGCTGAGCACGCTGCCCTGGCGGGACGAGAAGGGCAACTACCGGCTGATCTATGACCTGGATGCCCATCGAAAGGTGATCCCTGAAAGCGTCCGTTACCTCTGCATCCACTGCGACCGGGAAATCTTCGAGGATAAAAAGGTCGCGATGGTTGATGTCGGGCAATGGATCCATGCCCGTCCGGAGGTCACCACGCACCTCGGCTATCACATGACCTCTTTGATGTCCGTTGTGAAGCAAAACTGGCCCGAATTGGCCCAGCAATGGGTCGATGCGAAGGACAATCGATCCTCTTTGAAGAGTTTTCTCACCCTCAAATTGGCCGAAAGTTGGATGGAGCCGGGCTCCCAGCTTGACGCCTCAACCCTCCAGGGCCGGGTGGATCCGTCTTTTCAGCGCCGCACAGTGCCCGATGGTGCCGGCGTGGTGGTGGCCTTCGTGGATGTCCAGGGCAGTTGGTTGGAAGGGTGCATCTGGGCTTTCGGCGTCGGCATGGAATGCTGGCTCATCGACTGGTTCCGGGCGGATGGGGACACCTCCCGCCCCGAGGTCTATGAGGATGTCGATGCCTGGCTGCTGGAACCCCTCAAGCACATCAACGGTCGAACCGTGCCCCTTGACCTGGTCCTCTTCGACACCGGGTTCCGGCAAGGGGCAGTCTATGACTATGTCCTCCCCCGGCAGTCGGCGGCCCGGCGGGTCTTCGCGAGCAAGGGCACGGAACGGATCACCTCCCTGGGACTCGCCAGGGAGAGCACCAGCCGGAAGGGCAGGGCGCGCCTCTTCCTGATCGCCACCGACGCCACCAAGCACCAGGCCATGGGCCAACTGAACACCCTTCGGAAGGGACCGGGATATGTTCACCTGCCGGGATGGGTCACCCCGGAATTTTTGAAGGGGCTCGCCTCCGAGCGGCACGAAGAGGTAGAGGATCCACGGGACCGCACCATCCGGGCCAAGTGGATCAAGATCGAGGACCGGAACGAGGTCTGGGATACCTTCGTGGGCGCGATCGCGGCCGTCTGGATCCTGCAGAACCTCTGGCCCCGGTCCAAGTACCGGGACCTGGGCACCCTGGCCGCGGCCTTGGCCCTTCCGCCCGAGGGTGACACTGCCTCGCTGGCCGCCGCGAAGCCCTCAGCACAACCGACGAGAACCCTTCCGAGACCCAGTTCCCTCAGAGGCTGGTGAGATCCGATAAACTATTCCCACAAAAATGGGGGTTCAAATGATGGAAAAGATTGAACGCAGAAACGAGGATGGATCGCTATGGGTCGTGACTTTGAAACAGGATGAAGACTCTAGAATTATCAAAGCCAGTGCTCTTCGCGGCGGCGAATTCTGGATAGAGGAAACAGTCACGCTCGATCTCATCGAAGACCCCGAGGGGTGCAAATATTGGTTAGAGCATCTGGAACACATCTATCAGAATGCCATGCTGAGTAGAGGTTCCAGACAGGCATGCGTGATTAAACCGCGGAGAACGCCATGATTGAAATAAGGCCCAGCCACAAGCGGTTCTGGTGGCCACATCCTTATGCCCAAGAGGCTGGAATGCTTTGGGTGAAGTTGGTGGTGGGCTACCGATATTTCGTAGACGGTATTGAATGGTTTGGCCCATGCGGAATTGATGGTCCCAGAAGATAAGGCGAGTAAAATCAAGGTCAATATAAACAGCATTTAAATTTAATCTCGCCGAACGATACACCGGTGATTCGGTTCCGGACTGACCCTCTGGAATATGGCCGAAACCACCGAACCGCTCAGCATCATTGCCGGTGACACCCTCGCCTGGACGAAGTCCATCGAGGGATATTCTGCTGCCGATGGCTGGGTGCTGTCCTACATTCTGGTTTCGTCCGGGAAGACCACCCTCTCCATTGGTTCCACCGCCTCCGGATCCGACCATGCGGTGAGCGTCACCGCCGCGACGACCGCCGCCTATGTGCCCGGTGAATACCACTGGACCTCCATGGTCACCAAGGCCGGGGAGCGGAAGACCATCGCCAGCGGCGTGCTAACCATCCTCCCCAACCCGGTCGTTGGCGCCACCTTCGACCCCCGCACCCACGCCGAGAAATGCCTAGCTGGTATCGAGGCCGTGCTTGAGGGTCGGGTGTCGGATGCCATGGTCGAGTATCAGATCAACAACCGAACGATCAAATACATCCCCCATGGCGAACTGATGCGGCTCCGCGCGCTATACCGGGCCGAAGTGCGACGCGAGCGAGGACAGTCCGCAGTCCGAATCATCCCTGTGAGGTTCGGTCATGTTTGAACGCGCCCTGAATTGGTTACGCAATCTCGGTCACAACGCCGGGACACGCTATGCCGCAGCCCGCTTGAGTCGATATGTTGATTTTTTCGCCATGCTCCTGTCGCCCCATCGGCAGCGGCTGACGGACCTCACTAAGCTTAGGGCCCATTCGCGAGAACTGGTCCAGGACAATGTCTACGCTGCGCGCTACATCGAACTGGTGAGCACGAACGTTGTCGGCCCGGATGGGATCAATTATCAGTCTGAAATTAAGGATGCCAAAGGTATCCTTCGCGAGGACTGGAACGCCGCCATCGAGCAGGCCTTCGCAAAGTGGGGCGAGTGCTGCACTACAGACGGCCGCCTCGGCTGGGTTGAGGCCCAGCAGCTCATTGCGGAAACCGTGGCCACCGATGGCGAAGTTCTGATCCGCCTGGTGCGCGGCTATTCAAACGACTGCGGTTTCGCCATCGACATCATCGATGCGGACCGTCTGGACCACACCTACTCGGAGCCACTCAAGGACGGATCCAGAATCATCGGTGGTGTCGAAATGGACTCGTGGGGGCGCCGTAATGCCTACTGGCTTTGGACCGCCCACCCGGAGGACTATGACGCCGCTCCACGCCGGACACGCATACCGGCCGAACAGATCATCCACCTCTATCGAGAGGACCGGTCCAGGGGCGTCCATGGCGTGCCGTGGCTCACTCCCTGCATGGTCCAACTCAATATGGTGGGTCGGCTCTGGTCTGCGGAACTGGCTGCGGCCAACTATGACGCAGATCGAATCGGTGTCATCGAGAACCAGGCAGGCGCCGATGGATTCACTGAGTTCAAGGACTGCAAGGTTACGGCCCAGGAAATTACCTCGGACCATGCCACGTTTTTGGGTTTGGACGCTGGTCAGAAGGTCACCTTCCCGACTCCCCAGCACCCGAACAGTGTCCTTCCCATGTTCACCGCCTTCCTCCTCAAGGGGCTCGCGAGCGGCTTGAACGTGGCTTATCACTCCCTGACGGCAGACCTCTCCGAGAGCAAGTTTTCGAGCGATCGCACGGGGCTGATCCAGGAACGCGATCACTGGCGGAAGAAACAAGGCTGGTTCATCCGCGGCTTATGCAGCCCGGTCATGGCCGTCTGGCTGGAAATGGCCATCCTCTCGGGCGTATTGCGCTTGCCTGGGTTCAGCATCGACAAGGCTTCCCACCGCTGGGACGCGCGAAGCTGGGACTGGGTGGATCCCAAGGCCGACATTGCCGCCAGCGATTCAGCGATTGAAAAAAATCTCTCCACTTTGCAGCAAGAGCTCGGGGCGCGTGGGATGAATTGGCGTGATGTGCTGGTCCAACGCGCGGAGGAAAAGAGGTTCGCCGAATCCCTGAATCCCGTTGCCGCTGCCACCGCTGCAGAGGGTGCCGTGCAGGACACCGCTCTCAACGGCGCCCAGGTCTCGAGTCTGCTGGAAATCATCAATGCCGTGGCCGCCGGCACGTTCCCAAAGGCCACCGCCGAAGCAATGATCGTCGCCGCATTCCCGGCCATCGACCCAGCGAAGGTCACCGAGATGTTGCAGCCCATCGCTGAGGGTAGCGCGAAGCCCAAGGAAACCGCCAAGAAAGACCCGAACCAGGAGGGTACCAATGCCCCAGCAGCGTGACATCAAGGGAATGTGGGAGCGCACCTTCCAGCTTGACCGCGCCACGGTCAACCAGGACGCCCGTACGGTGGAACTCGCGCTCTCCAGCGAGGCGCCCTACGAGCGGTACTACGGCATGGAGGTGCTCGGCCATGGTCCTGGTGAAGTGGACATGGCCCGCATCACGAATGCTGCCGCACTGCTCATGGACCACAACTCCCGCGATCAGATCGGCGTGGTGGAATCCGCGCGGTTGGATCCGGATCGCGTGCTTCGCTGCGTCGTTCGATTCAGCCGCTCGGCCCGCGGGGAGGAGATCTACCAGGATGTGCTCGACGGCATCCGCACCAAGGTCTCCGTGGGCTATGTGACCTCCGATTACACGATGACCAAGGGCCAGAATGGCGGGCCCGATACCTATCGCTTCACTGGATGGCTTCCCTGTGAGGCCTCCATCGTCTCCATCCCTGCCGACGACACCGTCGGCATCGGTCGCGGCTTGGACCCCGACGAATCCCGCACCACCCCTCCCAACCCTCCGGCCGCACCGGCCGCCACCGCAAAGGAGTCTTCAATGACCCCCGAAGATATCGCGGCTGCCCAGAAGGCGGCCGAAGACCTCAAGAACAGCATTCCCGGTCTGCTCACGGGTGAGCGTCGGGAAGCCCTCCAGATCCAGCTCATCGCTGAGAAGCTGGGCCTGGGCAAGGAAGCCGCCGAGATTCTGGCTTCCGACAAACCCCTCTCCGAGGCCCGTATGCAGATCATGGCGCTCGTCGCCGAGAAGGGCGCCCAGCCCCTGCCCGCGCTTCATCTGGACATGAGCCAGAAGGAGGCGAAGCAGTATTCCTACGCGCGTGCCATTTTCGCCAGCGCCTGCCGTCGGGAGTCCATCTCCTTCGCGCGCTGCTTCGAGGACGAAGTCTCTGAAACCATCCAGAAGAGCCTTCCCCCCACCTACCAGAGCAAGGGCGGCATGTTCGTGCCCATGTCGCTGCGTGCGGGCCTCGACACTGCCACGGCCACCTCAGGGGCCGAGCTGAAATACACCGAGTTCGGCGGAGAGGTCATCGAACTCCTGCGAAACATGGCGGCCGTGATCGTCTCGGGCGCGCGTGTCCTGCCTGGGCTTACCTCTCCGATCAGCTTCCCCAAGCAGACGGGTGCGGGCACGGCCTACTGGATGGGCGAGAACGGTGGCGCCGACGCGACCGAGAGCGAACTGGCCACCGGCGTGGTCACTCTCGCCCCGAAGACTCTCCAGGCAACCACGAAGTTCAGCCGCCAGCTGCTCCAGCAGTCGGTGATCGCTATCGAGCCGATGGTGCGCGCCGATCTGGCCGCCACCCATGCCCTTGCCATCGACAGGGCCGCCCTGCATGGGACGGGTGCCAACAATCAACCCACCGGCATCTACCGGACCACGAGCGTCAACGCCAAGGCCATGGGTGGCGTTCCGGACTTCGGCAAGATTCAGGACATGATCACGGCGGTCGCGACCAACAATGCCCTGATGCGCTCCTTGGGCTGGCTCACCACCCCGGGCATGGCCGGCAAGCTGGCGCAGACCCTCAAGGCCAGCGCCGCGGGTTCCGACATGATCTGGACCGGCAAATACGATGACGGCATGCTCAACGGCTACAAGGCCATCGCCACGAACCAGGTTTCGGCTCTCATGAACGTCCTGGTGGACACCGGCGGGACCAGTCACGGCATGATCTTCGGCAACTGGGACGATCTCCTGATCGGCCTGTGGGGAGCTCTCGAACTCATCACCGACCCCTACGCCCTTGCGGCGCAGGGCATGATCAAGGTCACCTCCTTCCAGATGGCCGACATCGAGGTTCGCCACGCACCCTCGTTCTCCGTCGCCACTGGCGCCGCGATCGCTTAGGAGATCGTGATGCGCGTCGTCTTCCTGCAGTCCATCGGTCTCGGTGACCACGTGGCGGAAGTGGACGATGTCGAGGATCTCCCTGAGCGTCAAGCACAGGAATACATCTACCAGGGGCGGGCCGTGCTCGCCCCTGGTGAGGTGGCCCCCGAACCTCGCGGACTCACTACCGAAGCCTTCACCCCTGACCCCACCCCCCCCAAGAAAGGAGGCCGAAAGTGAACTCCGCAACCTTCCCGGGCGGGGCATCCATCGTCAACCTGCTCCCGATCGCCGAGATCTCCGCGACAACCACGGGGGCGGGCGTGGACATCCAGCCCTACAAAGGCCACGGCCTCGTGCTGCTGGACGTCTCCGCCCCCACCGCCGGCGGCGCACCCACCAACGCCGTGAAACTCCAGACCAGCCCCGAGGCCAAGAAGGTCACCTCCGTGACCTATGCAGGCACCGGCAACGGCAAGATGGAAGTTGAAGCGGGCCCTGATCCCGTGGCCGAGGACATCACGTTCACCGCATCGAGCGCCACGGAGTTCGCGGTCGTCGGCTCCGTCTCGGGTGCCCTCGGTACGCTCACGGTCGGCACATGGTTCAAGTGCGCCCAAATCAAGGCGCTGATCCTGGCGGGCGCCACGGCCTTCGTTCAGAACGATCTCTTCACGGTGCCCACCACTGCCCGCAGCTGGACTGATGCGGGCGACTTCGCCGCCCAGACTACGGCCGCCCATCGAGAGAAGAAATCCGTGGATTTGGATAAGTGCCCGCGCTACCTCCGTGCCGTTTCGACACTCGGCGGAGCCGGTACCAAGTACGTCATCTCCGCGAACCTCCTGGCGATTGCTCAGTAACATGTCCACCCTCACCGACCTCCGCGCCATGATCGCCGGCTTGCCGGGTTCCAGCACCACGGTGTTTGGAACCCATTCCTCGCCCTCCATCCTCGAGTTCGATGGACAGGCCTGGGGCACGGAAGACTGCGCCCAGGTCGGTGTGGAGATCCTCACCCTCACCTACGTCTTTCCCGACCTTCCTGGCCTGGTTCCGGGCAGTTCCATCACGGTCACGACTGTGGTGGATGAAGTGTCCTACACCGCTTCCTACATCGTCTCCCGCGGCCCGCGCCGCAAAGGGGATGGCCTGGAAGCCGTTGTGATTCTGGAGAACGCATGACCGCCAGCCGCGAACAGCAGATCTTAGAGGAGATCAAGATTCGCCTTAATGGCTCGGCTCTCGGCTTGATCCCCAAGCCGAGTGGGCTAATCGTCGAACGTTCCCGTTTGCGGGAGCTCGCCCCGAGCCATCTCCCAGCCATTGGTATCTATCCTCTCGAGGCTGATTCAGAAGAAGTTGGTTCCCGGACTCAAGAGGATCTCGCGGTGAAAATTGCGATCTTTGCGAAGGGTGCCGGAACAACCCCAGTAGACCAGGATCTTGACCCAATTGATCAGTGGGTACATCAGCAGCTATACACAGACAAAAGCCTTTCTGGTCTGTGTTTAGGCCTATGTCTCGTTAAAAAAACGTGGGGATTCAATCTTAGCCAAAACGTCATGGGTGACCTGGATCTCCATTACCTCGTCACCTTCCGCCACCAATCCAACAATCCCAGCCTCGGCTGAGAAAGGACAGCATCATGACCGACATTCTTTTCCGCGGGCAGGGCAAGGTATTTCTGGGCCTCCGCGACACCAGTGGCAACCCCAAGAATCTCCGCTACGTGGGGAACGTGCCTGAGTTGAAGTTCACCCTCGAGTCCACCGTGCTCGAGCACAAGGAAAGCACGAGCGGCAACAACCTCACCGACCGCCGCATCGAGACCGCGGTGAAGTCGAGCTGCTCCATGACCCTGGAGAGCATCCAGAAAGACAACCTGGCGCTCGCATTCCGGGGCAACATCCAGACCGTGGCCTCCGGTGACCCGATCACGGGTGAAACCCTCGGCGGCGGGAGCACGACCGCGGTGGTGGGGGACATCCTTTGCTTCGCCAAGCGCAACGCGGGAACGGTCAGCATCAAGGACAGCACGGGATCCCCGAAGACCCTGGTGGCTGACACCAACTACAAACTCCACGCCAAGGCCGGCCACATCGAACTGCTCGACCTCACCACGGGTGGCCCCTTTGTCCAGCCCTTCAAGGCCGACTACACCCCCGGAGCTTGTTCGGAGGTGGGGCTCTTCACGCAGGGCAGTGTCAACTACTACCTCCGCTTCGTGGGCCTGAATACGGCCGACACGAACGAACCTGTGATCGTCGACCTCTACAGTGTGCTGTTCGATCCCGCCAAGGATTTCGGCCTGATCCAGGATGACTTCGCCAAATTCCAGCTCGACGGTTCCTGTCTCATGGACAGCTCCCGCAGCAGCGGTTCCGCCCTGGGCCAGTTCGGCGCCGTCTACAACCTGAAGTAGCCTCCCGTGTCTGACACCACCCTCTCCTCGCTCTTCCCCTCCGTGCCGGTGCTGGTCGGTGGGGAACGCCTGTGCCTGCGCCCGATCATCCTGCGCGAGCTCCCGGCGGTGGAGAGGGTGCTGGAGGGCTGGCGCCTCCTGGTTGCAACCGGAGGCAACTTCGCCCAGGCGGAAGCTTGGCAGGATGTCCTGGACCTCACCGCCGCGTCGGTGGGCCGTTCCCGGCCCTGGCTGGACCAGCTTTCCGAGGCGGATTTCGAAGCCCTGATCTGCCAGGTGATGTCCATCAACGAAGAGATCTGGCGACCGCGCCCCGCGGCGAAGGATGAAGGAAAGGCCTTCACCTGGTCCCAGATCGTCCAGTGCCTGGTGGAGCATGGTCACCCCTTCGACGCCATCCAGGGCTACACCCTGGCCCAGGCCCGCACCCTCCTGACCGAATGCTTCCGACAAGAATCGGAAGCCATGGCGCGAGACATCCAGAGCGCGGCCTTCTCGATGGCCTCCTCGGAATCCGTGGACAAGGCCGTGAAAGGACTCCGCCGTGGGTAGTCCCGCCGATGTGATGAAGGTTCGGCTCACCGCCGAGGGCATCCAGGACGTGATGAGCGCCCTGAAGAAGGTCCAGGGCGGCGTCGAGAAGACCGCCAAGGCGGGCAAGGATGCCACCGACGCCCTGGGATCACTCGGGACGATCTTCGCGGCGCGCCAGTTGGCGGGGTTCGTGGCGAACGCCCTCGACGCCGCGGACGGCCTCTACAAGATGAGCCAGAAGACCGGCGTGGCCGTCGATCAACTCTCCATCTTCACCTACCAGGCCCAGCAGGCGGAGGTGAGCAACGACGATCTGGCCAAGGGCTTCGCGAAGCTCGCCAAGAGCATGGACGCGCTCGCCTCCGGCGACACCAAGACGGTGGAGGCTTTCAAGCGCATCGGCCTCTCGGCGAACGAACTGAAGGGACTGAGCCTCGATCAGGTGATGCTCAAGATTGCGAACGCCCAGGCGGGCTTCGCCGACGGCGCGGGCAAAGCCGCGATCATGATGCAGGTCTTCGGGAAGAGCGGATCGAACCTCATCCCGCTCATGAACGACCTGGCCAACGGCGGATTCGAGAATGCCAGGGCCAAGCTCCAGGAGTTGGGCCTCGTCATCAGCTCGGACATGGCCAAGGCCTCCCAGGATTTCAATGACAGCATGACCCGCCTCAAGATGGCCGCGGAAGGTGCCGCGGTGCAGGTGGCGCAGGGCATGTTACCGGGGCTCACGAGCTCCATCGACGCCCTGACCAAGGCGCTCGCCGCCATGCCCATCGGCACCAAGGCCTTTGCGGGCAGTTTCGTGGCGATCGGGACGGCCGCGACCGCCGCCTCCGTGGCCGTCCGGATGCTCTACACCGCCATCGCCGGACTCGGTCCCATCGGCCTCGCCGTGGTGGCCCTCTCCGCACTCACCGCCGGCCTGATTGCCTGGAACGCCGCCGAAGAAGCGGCCCAGACCGCCACCGTGAAGGCCAATGCGGAGTTGAGGGAGCGGGTCACCTCGGGAAACAAACTCGTCGACGCCTACGCCAAGGAAGCCGCCGCCCTGGACCGGGGTGGGCTCAGCGCCAAGGCCAAGAAGGAGCACGAGGAAAAGCTCAAGACGATCCAGGATGCCCTGATCAAGCTCGGGCCCGACTACAAGGATGTGCTGGACCGGCAGACCGGTTCCCTGAAGGAGCAGGCCGAAGCCTTCAAGGCGGTCAACGCCGCGCACGCTGAAAGCTTGCGGATCCAGCTGGAAGAAGTGAAGGCCGCGGCCGCCGCCGAGGAAGCCGCCTTCCGGCTCGAATCAGCGCGCCGGGCCCAGGAGTCCTATCAGGCCCGCCAGCAGCAGGCGGCCCTTACAGGGGCCCTGCCGGGCGGAGCCGAGGAGGGCACCCTCAAGGCTAACGTGAAGGCTCTGGAAGAGGGCCTGGCCCGCATTCGGGCGAAGTATCAGCCCCAACTGGATGCCCTGAATGGAGCCACCACGACACCCGCCGCCGTCAAGCCGGAAATCCCCACCGCCACCGGATCCGATGGCGCCGCCCTGCTCAAGGCCTCCACCGCCGAGTTCGCGGCCCAGGCCAAGCGGGAATATGAACTCCAAAAACAGAACTTGGCCTCCATGACCACCCTGACGGAGGAAGCCTACAAGGATGGGCTGCTCTCCCTGCAGGACTACTTGGATGGCCGCAAGGCGCTGCTCGAGATGGGCACCCAGGCCGAGCTCGACCAGATCTTGAAGCAGATCGCCGCCGAAGAGAAGGCGCGGGATGGCGCCAAGAAGCCCGAAGAGCGCCAGGTTGCGCAGACCAAGATCAATGATCTCTCCAACCAGCTCGTCCTGAAGCAGCAGGAAGGCGAGGCCAAGCTGCAGGCCCTCGAACGCGAGGGCGACGACAAGCGGAAAGCCGCCGCCGAAGAGATCCTAAAACTGGAGGCGGAGTTGGAGACCGCCAAGGGCCGGACCGGCGAAGCTGCGGTCAAAGCCATCGAAGCCGAGTGGGATGCGCGGATTCGTGCCGCCCAGAGCGATCCGAACAAGGCCGCGCTGCTCACGGACATGAAGCGATTGGCGGTCCTCAAGGAGCAGGAAGACATCCTGCGAAAGCGCGGGGATGTGGTCCAGGCGACCCTCGGCAACACCCTCGCCGGCATCGACCAGGATCAGACCGCGGGCAAGATCGGGCGCCTCGATGCCGACCAGAAGCGTGTGGAGGCTTATCATAAGTGGATCGCTGAAATGCAGGAGATTCAAGATCTGCAGATGAAAATCGCCACACAGATCGATGATCCCGCACTCACGGCCGCCCTGCAGGCCCAGCAGATCCAGATTGATGGCGTCAAGAACTCAGTGGCGCTGCTTTCCAACGAATGGGCCAGTGTCCAACAAGCGGGCGCCGAGGCCCTGTCCTCCGGCATGGTGGATCTCCTGATGCAAGTCGGAAACGGCGCTGACGCGGTGGCTGATTCCTTCATGAACATGGCCCGGAGCATCGTCCAGGCCATTCAGCAGGCCATCGTGAAGATGATGCTACTGAAGGCGATGCAATCCATGTTCGGCGGCTCTCCGGCAGGTTCCTTCGGCGCGACCATGATTTCCGCCTTCAGCCATGCCGCCGGCGGCGAGATCCATGGCCCCGGCACCGGCACTTCCGATTCCATCCCGGCCTGGCTATCCAATGGGGAATTCGTCATGCCTGCGGTGGCTACGTCCTTTTATGGCCCAGATTTCTTTCATGCACTAAAAGGCCTGCGCATCCCGAAATCCGCCCTCCCGCGTTTCGCCGAAGGGGGTCTCGCCGGTGGCGGAGCCCAGCCCCAGACCTTCAGGAGCGACGTGAGCGGCACCATCGGCGTTGAGTTATCCGAGGGCTTGATCCTCAAGGTGCTCGAAAGTCCCGCTGCCGTGCGTATTCAGGCCAAGAACACCAGCGCCAATTCGAAGCGGTTCAACCGCGCCTTGGGGAGGGACTACTGATGTCCTGGGAAAGTGGCACCGCCTCGAACTATCTGGACCTGCTGGCGAAACTCAACGCCTTCCTTCTCAAGGGGCACACGCTCCCCCCGATTTATGCCGGCACGGGTACCGGAACCATCACGCTCCTCAGCGGCACCAGCACCAGCGTGCAAGAAACCATCACGGTGACCTTCAGCAGCGCGAGCGCCTTCTCGGTTGGTGGCAGTGTCACAGGTGCGATGGGCACGGGCACCGTTGGCACTCCCTTCGTCCATGCCCGCTGCTCCTTCATGGTGGTGGCTGGCGGCACGGCCTGGGCCAATGGGGACACCATCGCCTTCGTGATGACGCCGCCTTGGGTGGCCCTGAAGGATGTGGTGGGATTCGCTGCTTCCAGCACCCACGGGGATGGGAATGGGCCGAACGCGGCCTTTGATGGCAGCGCCATGACATGCTGGGAATCCGAGAATGGCGTGACCTCCGGCTGGGTCGAAATCGATTTCGGGAGCTCCCATACGATCGCCGAATATGCGGTACAGGCCCGGAATGACATCAGCCAACCCACCTCCTGCCCGAATGCCTGGACGTTGGAGGCCTGGAATGGATCCTCCTGGGCCGTGGCGGATACCCAGACCGCGCAAACCGGGTGGACGCAGGGCCAGAAGCGGGTCTTCTCGATCAGCCCGTGCACCGCCGCCAAATTCCGCCTCAACATCTCCGCGAACAATGGCTTCGTGTCCTACGTTGATCTCGGCGAATTGGAACTCCGTGAATCCGCGGGCGGCGTGGATGTGGGGCTCCTTGGCTGCCTTTGGCGGGCACCCGGGAACACTAATGCGGACATGATCTATGTGGGTGCAAAGCCCTACTATCACGCGGCGACGGACTACTACAACTGGCGCCTAGGGGCCTTCACGGGTTTCACGGCGGGCGCGCTATGGACCAATCAGCCCGGCGGGAACACCACCAAGCACCTCTACCTCTGGAATAGTTCAATTCCCTACTGGTTCATAGCCGACGGCAAACACGTGGCCATTGTCACGCATGTTTCCTCGGTGTATGAAAGCACCTACTTGGGGTTCGGGGATAACTATGCCAGCCCGGGTCAGCTCCCCTATCCCGTGTTCGTGGGTGGCAGCGCGTGTTTCGCGGCTGAACCTGCAGCGACATCCCTGGGTTGGCGTTGGAGCTACACAGGGGCCGAGCATGCTGCCTTCTGGCATGGGCTCAACGGAGCCAGTTCCCCACTCAGCATGCGGCGTATTGATGGCACTTGGGTCACGTTCGACGCCGGCGATGAACGTCAGAGCCCTAATTATGGTTCCCTCTGGCCCTATGTTTGTGGCCAGTTTGGCATGACCTATCTTGTCACGAACATGGATGGCACCTATCCCTTGTTCCCGATCATTCCGAACGAGCAGACCGCCACGTACGGCGAACTCACGGGAATCATGGCTATCACTGGTTATCTCCAGAGCGCGGAGAACACCGTCACGATTGATCGGATTCCCTGGCTCGTGGTCCCGAACATCTACCGATCCACCCGATCGGACTATGCGGCCTTCCGGCTGGCGTGAGGTGAAGCATGGCCTATCAGACGGGGACCGCGACATCGCCCATTGATCTGCTTCAAAAGTTGGTCACGTGGCTGCAAGGGTTGGGCTGGACAATCAACATGAGCCAAGCCGAAGGCACTGGATGGAGGGCGCACCTCCTGAAAGGATCCATCTATGTGAACCTCCGGGCAGCGGTGAATGAACGCATCTCTGGGGATGTGTACAACAACACACTGGGAACAGGGATCGCCGTCAACATTTCCACGGGATATAGCGCAGCGGCCAGCTGGCGCGAGCAACCGGGTGGACCGGTCTATGCGGGAGGAGCGATCGGCTATAGCTCCTCCATGAAACTTCCGGTCTCAAACATCACGGCCTATCACCTCTTCTCCGACGCCTCGGACAACATCAACGTCATCGTGGAATCATCTCCCACCGTCTTTTGCTACATCGGATGGGGAACCCTTATCAAGATCGGCGGCTGGACGGGCGGTGCCTATTGCTTTGGTGATCACGGAACATGGAATCAGTTCTGCAATACCCTCACCGAGGGCTGGACCGTCCCTGCCGCCTGTCCCTTCATGAACGGGGATTTTGGCGGCTACGCCTGTGCCTGGATCAAGGCGGATATCGACACCTACACCGGCAAATGGCTGGCTCTCTCCCCCGACACCACCTATTACCGAGGGGCCACTAGCCTCACGAAATTTGCCCGATCGCCCCTCTACACCAACAGCACGGTCCATCATATTCCAACCGGCCAGATACCTGCATACGCTCATTCGAGTAACTTCATTTATTCATTTCAGGTTCGCCAGTTTTCGCAATTCAATTCCCAGGTCATGTTCCTGCCCATCCACATCTACGTGGACCGGGATGCGGGCGGGTGTTCCTTATTGGGCCGGGTGCCGAACATCTATGCCTGTCAGGCCACCGACCATGGAATTCCGGCGGCCTCCATCCTTCAGATCGGTTCGGACAACTACATGGTCTTCCCCAATTTCGCCGTGAAGAAGACCTGAATGTCGGATGTCGCGGGGGTATTCGCCAATGGGATGCTTCAGACATTCCAGACGGTCCTATCCTCGAATTTAACCGGCTACAGTTCCGCGCTCATCGGCGGGCCGACTCTGGTTTTCGCCAGTGATCCGCGCGGAAGCTCGGTTCCCGGCGCTCCACAGTTCGTCTCCTGGGGGACGGTGGGGGCCGCCTATGGGCTCTTTGGCGATTACTGGTTCGACCGCATCATCGTGCTCCCGCGCATCGTGGGGGTTGGCAGCGTCCTGAGCCTGCGGATTTTCACCGCCGAGGTCTGGAGTACTTTTCGGGACCGGCAACAGGCTCTCGCCGCCATATCGATAACCGGCTCCGGAGGCCTGCAGGTTGCGGGGCCCGCGGCCATGACCTTCAATCCCGGTCAGTCCCAGATCTATACCCTGACCCTGGAATCTGCGGGGGATCCGGTCATCAACAACCTGGTCACCTGGACGTTTTCCGGCCTGGGTGGGGCCGATTGCCTCGTAACCGGCTCCCGGGTGTTGTTGTTCCCGTTCGCCATGGATTGGACCGAACCCTTTTCGGAGACGATCTCGTTCAAGACCTCCGTGCTCCCGGCCTACAACACGGAGGAACAACGGATCCAGCGGCGGCACATGCCCCGATACACCCTTGCCTTCCGGGTGGTGCCGCTCTCCCCGATCGAATCCGCCTATCTGGATGCCCTCCTCACCGGTTGCATGGACCGGCCCTTCGGGGTGCCCGTGTGGCCCGAGCAATCCGTCCTGACGGCGCCGGCCGCCATTGGGGACACCTCCTTGCAGGCGGATCTCACGAACCGGCCCAGCTTCGAGGAGGGTGGCTTCGTGATGGTCCGGGGGGATTCCTTCACGGTGGAGGCCTTTCAGATCACCACGATCTCTGGGAACAATCTCGGTCTCGCCTCACCCGCCACCAAGGCCTGGAGCCTCGGCACCCGGATCGTGCCGATCCGGCGCGGATGGCTCCTGGACGACCCATCACTGGGGCGTCCCACCAACTGGTTGTCTGCGGCGAGTTACACCTTCTCGTGCGAGGACCAATGACGACCTATCTGGGAATCGAGGTGCTGGAGGCCAGCCCTAACACGCGCGAGGATCCATCGGATTCCTTCCATCGGTCCCTGTACGTCAAGGATCCGGGCTCTGGCAAGCGCAACGTCCGAGCCCGCGATACCTGCCCGAAGGTCACACGGCCCTACATTTGGACCTGCCAGAACCGCGCGGAAATCCAGGCCCTCAAGGAATGGTTTTCGCGGCGGCGCGGACGGTTGGTGCCGTTCTGGATTCCAACCGGTCGTCAGGATCTGCTGTTGGCTCAAGACGTTGGTTCATCCGATCCGGGGATTTCCATCCAGAGTTGTGGGTACGCTCAGTTCCTATTCCCCTCTCCAGCGCGCCGGCATCTCGCCTTCATTGCCCATGGGTCTCTTGTCTACCGGCAGGTGCTTAGCGCCACCGAGATGAATGGCACGGACAATCTCGGACTCAGTTCCCCCCTTGGCATGGCCTTCCCGAAAAACGGACTGGTCAGCTTCTTGGTCTTAGCGCGCCTGGCTTCGGATGACCTGGAGATGGTCTATCACACGGAAAGCATCGCCGAAGCGACCCTGCACTACATCGAGATCCCGGGAGAGGTCCCATGAGTTATGATGCCCGTGAAAGAAGCAGGTGTGAGGGTGAGCCCTGGGAAGCCTACTGGTTTGCGTGTGGTGTGGCCAACTATCGGTACGCCCGGGGAAATACCCCGAGGACGGTTTACGGGCAGGTCTATACACCCGAGACCATCACGCGGACCGAGGTGGACCAGAACCAGGAACTGAGGTCCGGATCCATCACCGTCTCGCTGCCGCTTGAGAACCCTCTGGCGCTGTTGTTCGCGGACTACATGCCACCCCAGCAAGTCTCGTTGGTGATCTACGGTGGGCACGAGGATGATTCGGAGATCGTCGCCCCCTTTACAGGCATCGTCTCTTCGGTCAAGCGAACCGAGGATTGCGCCCTGACCCTGGTGTCCGAGCAGGATGCACTGAAGCGCAAGATCCCCGCTCTCCGGTACCAGCGGCAATGCCCACGACGGCTCTTCTCGCCGGGCTGTGGCGTGAACAAGACCGAATGGGCCACCCTCGCGCAGGTCACGGATATCTCGGGCAAGACGATCACCAGTCCTGTGTTCGGGACGAAGCCCGATGGCTTTTTTACCGCGGGATGGGTGGATGGGGGGGGAACCTCCATGGCGATCATCAAGCATGTGGGCGATGTGTTGACCCTTTTCTATCCGATCAAGGGCCTCGCCGTGTGGGATAACGTGATTGTCTACCCGGGTTGCCAGGGCACTGAAACCGATTGTGCGGACAAGTTCAACAACTTGCCCAACCATTTGGGCTATTCCCGGATTCCCTTCACGAATCCCTTCGGTCAAGGAGGGATCAACTGATGTGGTTCTTTTGGTATATCGTTACGACGATCGTCGGCATGCTGTTGGCTCCAAAGCCGCATGACGCCGATGCCTCGAGCCTCAGCGAGTCATCCATTCCCACGGCGGAAGAGGGAAAATCCATCGCTTTGATCTTGGGCCGAGCCAAGGTCACGGGACCGAATGTGACATGGTGGGGAGATCTCAGCGTCGAACCTATCAAGAAGGAAACCGGAGGATTCTTCGGCTTCTTTTCCCAGGAAGTCACGGTGGGGTACAAGTACTTTGTGGGCATGCAAATGTCCCTTTGTTGCGGTCCAGTTGACGCCCTTGAAGACATTCTCATTGATGATAAAAGCCTGAAAACACTCGGGGTCGCCTCCCTTCCACAGGCCTACAGCGCAGCGGGAACCTCGATCCACGTGGGCGCGCCCGAACTGATGGGGGGCATAGATCTGGAAGGGGGCGTCGAAGGGGATGTCACCTTCTATTTCGGTTCCCTTTCTCAGTCGGGTGATTCCTACCTCGCAGGCCAATTCGGACAACCCGTCCCTGGGTATCGCGGTGTCTGCCACGCGGTGCTTCGTCATGTCTATATCGGCACTCAGCCCTATCCCAAGAATTGGGCCTGGGTGCTCCTTTCATATCCTGCCCCAGCAGGTCTCAATCCAACTCGGGCGAACATCAATGGTGATGCGAATCCGGCCTATGGCATTGCCCACATCTTAACCCTTGATCCGGAACAGGGGGGCATGGGGCTCTCGGCCTCCCGTCTCGACCTGGGGAGTTTTGATTCGGCAGGGCTGACGCTGTACACCGAGGGCCTCGGCATCTCCATGCAGATGGATCGGGAACAGGGCGCCGATGCCTGGTTGGGTGAAATCTGTCGCACCATCGACGCAGTGCTCTATACCGATCCAGCCTCTGGGCTCTGGACGCTCAAACTCATCCGGGCAGATTACGATCCCGATACCCTGCCTGAGTTTGGTGTCGGGGATGTCTCGGCCGTGGAGAGCACCACCCCCACCTGGCCCGACACCCTGAACAAGGTGATCGTGCGCTATATGGATAGTTCCCAGGGCTTTTCAGTGCGGACGGTCATGGACCAGGATTCGGCGAACCGGGCGATCCGCGGCGAAGAAGCCTCCAGCACCTTCGATTTCATGGCCATCTCCACGGCCGCAAACGCGCAGAAAATTGCCGGGCGAATGAAGCGGACCCATGCTTATCCTCTCGCCAGTGGCCAACTCACATGTAACCGGAAGGCCTGGGCCTTGCGCCCCGGGAGTCCTTTCAAACTCACCTGGGTTCCCATGCAGATTCAGGGAATGTGCTGCCGGGTGACCAGCATTCGCTATGGCGCGCCGGAGGAAGGCCAGATCACCATTGATTTCTTGCAGGATATCTTCGGCATTGATTCCGTATCCTATGACCCACCCTCGGCCTCACAATGGGCTAATCCCCTGGCCGCCCCCGTTCCCGTGGCTTTCCAGCGGATGGTGGAAGCCCCGTATGGGATCGTCGGAGAGACCCGCAACGTCATGACCCTGGGCGTCAGAGGCGACACGACGACGCAGAACCTGGACGTTTACACCAACGAGGGATCCGGCTACCTGCTGACCTCTACCATGTCCGCACCCACCCCTTCCGGCGTGCTCACGGCCCCCTGGTCCGCCAAGACCGCCGCCATGGACGCCACTGGAATCACGATCGGCAGCGGCAAGGACCTGGATCATCTTTTGGCCAGGAACACGAACGCGGACGGCCGAAACCGCGGGGCCAACATCGCCCTCATCGGGAACGAATGGGTGTCCTGGACGACCGCCACGGATAACGGCAACGGCACCTACACCATCTCCGGCGTGCTCCGGGGGATCCTGGATTCCGTGCCGGAGGATCACGCGATTGGCGATCGCGTCTGGTTCGCGACAGAAGGGGCGGGTCTGACGCGATCATCATCTTCAGGTGGCGGGACTGGACCACAAGGTAAGCCCGGAACAGATGGAACGAACGGTCGTAGTTACATATGGCACGGCGAGTGGGACTCGGCGCACGCTTACGTGGTGGACGACACTTGCTCGCGCCTTGGCAGTTCCTACGTGTCCATTCAGAGCGGGACCAATCAACCACCCGAGCTCTCGCCCGCCTACTGGAACTTGATGGCCCAAAAGGGCGCAGATGGAACGGGCGGGGGAGGTGTGCTCTCCCAGAGTAAGCTGGTGGTCTCAGCTGGAGGGACGACCACCTCGCTCGTCACCAATGACGCACCGACAATCGCGCAGGGCATTTCGATCGGGCAGATCACCATCACCCCGAGTGCAATCGGAACACGTCTGGTAGTCAAAGCCAAATCGATAGCGTGCTTGAGCGCGGGCTACTCGGCGAACCATTGCGCCTTATTCAAAGATGGCGCTTCGGCAGCCATCAAGGTCATCCACACCGAACAGGCCACGGCCACTTGGGATACCGAATCCACGATCATCTATCAAATGATCACCACGAGTCTCACACCCATCATTTTCGAGGCTCGTGCGGGATCGGCCACCGCAGGGACATTCACGCTGCGGAGTAGTTCTTTTCTTGAAGTGCAGGAATTCAATAGTTAGGAGATCCAATGGCTGGTTATGCGGCAGACCTGATCCTTAAGACCAAACTCTGCCCACGAAATCTGCGTGGAGTGCTGCCGCTGACGTCAGCCACTGAGATGCAGATCACGACGGCCAGCAGGGCTTGGGCCCCGCTTCCCCCGGGGAACGTGAAATTGAATAATCTTGCCTATGCATCCTGGCCCACGACAACGACCGGCGACGTGACCCTCTCCTGGAGCCACCGGAACCGGGTGACCCAGGGCGTGGGCTCCGCGCTGGTCGCGCAGGACGTGGCCGGATCGTATGCCATCGAGGGCACCCTCACAATAAAAGCCTATGTGGATGGAGTGCTGAAGCGGACCTGGTTGGGGCTCACCGGTACCTCCCAGGTTTATACCTTGGCCCAGCGCACGGCTGACAATGCCGACCTCAGCAAGCCGGTCTATTTCACGATCACGCCGATCAATGGGGCCTACACAGGTACGATTAGAACTACACCGCCGTTTGTGATGGGCTGATCTCTACCGTCGCGCCGAACGATACACCGTGGGTGGTTTTTATAAACGATCCTGGATCAGCGTTGATCCAGGAGAGTCCATGTTCGATTTGTGCCGCAAGTGGTTCACGCCGGGTGTGAAGTTGGAAGAGCAGGACTTGAAGGCGACGATTCACTTGGTGGTGAAGGTCGCCATCGCCTTGTTCCTCGTTGCCTTGGGGCTGGGCATCTACGTGCTGTTCACCAGCCATCGACCCACGGCTGTGGCTGATCAGGCACCCGACGCCATGGTGCGCCTCCTGACCGCTATCGGCGTATGGGGAGTGATCGGCCTGATCACTTATGCGACCATCCAGGCCTGGGACAACACCGGCCGCGCCGCGAGTCTATTGCACGTTCAGGCCGGCGACCGGGCACTGGTGATCCTCGCCAAGACCCTCGGAGCGGCTCTGACCGACGCTTCCATCATCCTGGCCGCGGCCCTGGTCTTCGGGCGGGTCGTGGGTCTTTGATGCGACGATTCGCCTTGGTTCTGCTCCTGACGCCCCTGGCGGGGGCCCAGGTGCCCTATTGGGCCGAATTTCAGAAATACCCGCATCCCGTGGAACTCGCCGCGCAGGTTCGGCAGGAGAGCCGGTTCAATCCGCTGGCCAAATCCCAGGTTGGGGCCATGGGCCTCACCCAGTTCATGCCCGGCACGTGGCGCGAAGCCATCAAACGCGGCTGGGCCCCGGCTGAGGCTTCGCCCTGGGACGCTCCTGCGAGCATTCAGGCCCAATCGGGTTACATGACCTACCTCACCAGCTTCTTCCGGGGATCCTGGCCAAAGGCCTGGGCGGGCTACAACTGTGGTGAGGGCCGGGTGCGCCGCGTGGAGCGCAAGGTCATGGCCCGAGGCATCACTGATACGTACGAACGGCGCGTCTGGTTGTCCATGCTGCCCGCGGAGACCCAGGGCTACGTCGATCGCATCGAGCGTGTGCATGTGCCCTGGGTTCGTGCGCGCGTCGGAGTGGAGTGATGGAGTGTCCGTCGACCCCGGTGACCCCTATGATGACGACCCCTATGGATGGCCGTATCGACCGCTACCTGAAAGGGAGTTCCCGGCGGCTGATCGCCTATCGCGCCTCGATGGTGCTCCTGATCGTATTGGCGGCGCTCACGTCGGTGGTTTGCTATCAGGGGATGACCTATCACCCCATTGACAACGGACTCCTCACCACCCTGACGTTCGTGGCTGGCATCGCCGCTGCCCTTGCCAGGGAGATTCGCAGGACATCGAATGAGCCCACGAAACCGGGAACCGAGAACGAGGCCAAGCCATGACTCTCCGCGGCGCCACGACTCTTGTGGCGATTGCCCTTGCCGGCGCTTTTGTGGCGGGTCTGGTGCTCGGTCGGAAGATGGCGAACCCGAGGATGAAATCCTGGCCAATGAGCAGCGCCCCGAGCGTCCGTCTGCGGGACGGCGCTCTGGTGGCGGAACGCAGGCTAGATCCGGAAGCCCAACCCAGGCAAGCACTCCCGTCCGGAAGCAAGGCGCATCGGTTATTGTCCGTCGTGGTGATGCCCCGAACCAGTGGATCAAACCAGCCGGCCGAGGGAAGCCCAGTGGCTGGAAAGGGCGTGAGGGTTGATGTGACCCTGACGGATAACAACCGGGCGGTGGTCTCGAGTTCTGACGGCGAGGTGGTGACGGCCACGGATGTCTTCGTGACACCCCCCCGCACCGAGCGAACGACGCACACGCTCATCACGGCCTACAATCCGGTCACACGGGATGCGGTCTTGGCGTATTCCCAACGATGGTTCTCCCTTGGGCCCGTGACGTTCGAAGCGGGCGCTCTGGTTGCCTACCAGGACAGAAAGCCGGGCGCCTACGCCCTCTTGATCGCGAGGTGGTGAAATGGTCGAAGCGGTTCACATGTCCCTTTCCCCCTTCGACTGGGCGACCCTTCTGGCGGCGTCCGTCATCGTCTGGTGGCTCATTCAACGCGCGGACAAGAAGCGGGAAGCCGCCGTTCAGCAAGCGGAACAGATCCGGGAGACAGCTGCGGCGAGCCGGCAAGGTGCCATGGATCAGACCCTGGGACGGCTCAGCAACGTGGTGGAGGATCTTTCTGCCGCCCTCTACCAGGTCAAAGGCTGGGTGACCGAACATCACGTGACGAAGCCGGATCATCAGCGGGAAATGGAAAACCTCGAGAAGGCGCTCCGGCGGGATCTGGAGCAACACGTCATCAATTGCCCGGGCCGGAAAGGGCGGACACCGGAATAGGGGCTTGGAAATCACCGACACGGGTGATGATTGAATGTTCCTTTCAGTCATCTATGTGAATGTCAATATGAACACATGCAATCTTTACCTAATTTTACGGTATGAAATTCGCATGGATGATAGGGATTGCCCATCTCTGAATGGAGTTGGGGTACATTCATATCACACGGGGCTTGGCAGCCCTCCCACATAGCGGCCCCGTCGCCCGCTGCGACGGCATCCTTGTCGGGATGCCGTGGAAATGCAATACCCTCGCGGGGAATACCACGGGCCTCGCTATGTGGAGGCTGCCAACTCCCGACGCCATTGGGATCCGCGCCATCGAGCTCGCCAGCTCCGTAGGCGCCCGCTTGTCTGGAGTTGCGGTGTATTCCGAATTGCAGGCCCTCTGCCTCTTCTTCGCTCAAAGCCCAGTGAAGCGCCACATGGAGTGGGTGCTCCAGCAGATTCATCGAAATCCAGGGCTAAAAGTCGACCTAGCATTGGTGCGGGTTTCCGGGGAATTCCTGTGGGACTGTTGTGGGACTGACCGGGCCAAGGGCCTCGCGGCCTCCTTGAAGCTGTTGGGGTTATGCAATGCCCAAATACAAGCCAAGAATGTCCAAAATCGCAAAAAACCGAACACAAAAAAACGCCCCAAGTGTTGATCATTGGGGCGTTAAGGTTGGTGGCTGGAGACAGACTCGAACTGTCGACCTAGGGATTATGAGACCCAAGAGCCAGTTTTAATTTCAGATTTGATTTAAGTTTGATGACCTTCCTTTTCTGTGGGACTGTTGTGGGACTGAGGTCGAAGGCTTTCTCCTGGGCTTTCCGGAGGTCGTCTTCGATGATCTTGACGTAGCGCCGGACAGGCCCTTCGGACTTCCAACGACCGGCCTTCATGATCAGGCGTTCGCTGGCACCGGCGCGCGCCATGAGCGTGGCGCCGGTGCCGCGCATGCGGTGGGGTGTGAGGCCGTGCACGCCGATGGCCTTACCCGCGGCGGCAATGGCCTTCCGGGTGAACTGGGGACGATGGGGCTCGCCATCCTCGGCTGGGATGACCCAGGGGCAATGCTTGCGAGCCCGTTCCTTGAGCTGGGCGAGTAGCGGCCGGATATGGACGGGTACGGGTAGGGTGGTGGCCTCGTAACCCTTCGTGTCGCCCGGGGTATAGGTCCGGAAGCCCCGACCGAACCACTCCCACTTCATGCCCACGGCGTCTTCCTCGCGGAGCAGGAGGTAGAGCATCATTCGCACGGCCACGCGCACATGGAGGGCGTCGGTGGGCTTCTTGGGTTTCTTGCCTGCCTTCCGGGCGGCGCCGGCCTGGGTGATCCGGTCGAGGGCTGCCAAGAATGGATCGACGTCTTCCAGGGTGAGGAAGTGGCGGACAGGTTCCTGTTCGGGGAGCGGTGTCAGTTTGAAGGGTACCGACTCGATGAGTTCCTCGGCCACGCACCAGCCATAGACTAGGCTCAAATGGGAGATGAGATGGTTGGCGCCAGAGGCTTTTCGCTCTCCCTGTTTGCGCTCCTCGCCGGGGCGTTTCTTCTGGTGGAGGTTCCGGAGGCTCAAGCCCTCGTGGAAGGCCTTGCGGAGTTTGCGGGCCACGGGTGTCGTGACGGCCATGGCCTTCATCTTCCCGAGCTCTGGAAGGATGTGGAGTTCCCAGTCTCGGGTGACGCGCGCCTTGTGGGCCGCGCTCACATCCTTTCCGATGCCCTCCGACCAGGCCTTCCAGAGTCCTTCCACGAGGATGTCTGGACTATCCGGGGGCGCCAGATCCGCCTTCTGGGCGGCGAGTTTGGCAATTAGATCCTGTTTGAACTCCAGAGCCTTTTTCCTGGATTCATAGCCAGTTGGGCCTTGATATTTCTCACCCTTGAAGCGGAAAGTGTAAAACTGGTAGCCATTACCGGCTTGGTAGATACCGTCTCGGACATGACGTTTCTTGGTCACCCATTGTCTCCAAACTGAAATTCAGAGCATTATCGGGGTG